ATCCCGACCCTTACCCGTCAGCGTCTTTTCAGCAAAGATGTCGCAAGCGTCATGCATAATCTCATACGACATCTCGAACTCAACGCCTAAGCGCTGTTGGATATCCATGATAGCGTTCTGCGTTGCCATGTCCTTGACGACATCGGTGTCGAGAATAAAAATCGTTTTTCCATTCTTGTCCATAGTCGTATAGGCGTGGCCTATAAGATCTAGCTTTTGTTGTTTGGTCATATTAGTCGTTGTCTAGCATTTTACTCTCTAGCTCCGCAATCCGTGCCGTCAAGCGATTCTCTAAGGCTTCAATTCTCTCCTCCGTGCGCTCGAAAGAACGATAGGTGGCTACAACGATATCATCAGCACTGCTATAGACAATCTTCTGTATCGCTTCTAGGGTTACTTGTTCATTATTCATACATTTTGATAAGGTTATGAGGATTTTATATCCTCAATTATTAATCAGCGCATTTCGTGCACTGAAAACTCGACGCAATGGGTTATTAATTCTATGTAGTCAATGCTCCACGAGCCCACCTTATCAGATTCGGCTCATGGAGCGTTGACTGATAAGGTTATGCAAGGATAACGCCTTGCTCTACTAAGCCCGATGCCGTGCGCCCGAACCAACCTTGCAAGCAGTACGCCTGTCGTGTGTCGTGGAGATACTGCCAAGCCGTGAGTTGTTCTTTCTCGCTTGATCCCTCTCCCTTACAAAATCCCTCAGCATACGCTGTCACCTTGTAAGGCGCAAGAGATTTGTAGAACTTTGTTTTGCGATAATTCATATTATTATGTGTTATTATATTGCGTCGAGTTTTCAATGTACCCTTGACGGCGCATTGATAAGCACATAAGCGGTTGATAAGGTTAGTTGAATAATGTTGATACGATTTCAATGGGAATATAATTCATATTTTTGTTAACCGCTTATATACTTGTCAATGCGCCGGGCTATGTATGTGATACTTCGCTTCACACCCTACTCTGATACAAGTATAGTTGGTGTCGGTGTCGGTGTCAATGACTAGGTGGGGATAACTTTACATACACTATAAATATGCAATGATGTCAAATAGCTCGCTTTACTCACAACTAATTGCCAAATAATGATTTTAGTGTTGTAATCTAATATGGGCTATGGAAACTCTTTTATTCTGTGGGGTAGGGGTCGAGGGGGACATGGGGCAGATTGATTGTCAATACTTGCCCCATGTTTTGCGGCTCTACTAAGCCAGATTCTAAAAAAACGGGGCAAGTCGATTACAAATATGTCCCGACCTTTTGTCAAATATTTCATCACTTTTGCGGCTCAGCCTAGGGTTATTTGACAATCTCATGAAATGATGAGGGCGAGATTTGACTGTTTTTGGGGTAAAACTATTTCGTAAATTATTTTATTTTTTCTACAAGTGTTGAGCCAAAAATCATGTCCCACTTGTCCCGAGTGGTTTATATGGCTGTATAAGGCCGTAAAAGACGGGGCAAGATCGCGATTTCAACTTGCCCCACTTGCCCCGATTGTGGGGGGTGGCTCTGCTAGAACGTATAACATGGGGCAAGTAGTTATCTCATGACATTCTATAATGTCAAATATGGCTCAACATAAGCGTATGTATGCGACACCAACCATTGACAAGTTGTGTTGTAATGCATGAGGTTTCGGACGCATTAGGATAGGCGGCTAGGAATATAGAGTGCAATACGTTGCCGGCGGAGGGTGGAGGGGCATCACCCCTATCCCTTGATACCCGGTCAACAATGTAAAAAAGAATCCCCCCCTTTTCCTCAAGAAAGACCCTCCCTATTCAGATTTAAAAAGGGACTGTATTTTTTAATGTGGTAATACAAAATGGCTAGGTAGGGGGTTAGAAAAATCCAATGGGGGCTATATCTTTTTTAAAAAGGGTGGTACACTTTATTTATGAAAATCGCTAGAACAGGTTCGTCGATGAAGCAGGTCGCCTATGCTCGTAGGGCATGGGGAGCTAAACAGGAGACAAAGAAACTCATTGCTCTTGATGTGGGGTACTCACCTAGTGTGGCCAACTCTGTGGTATCAAAAATCGAATCTCGTCCCGGCTTCAATAATGCTATGGCAAAGTTGGCCGCTGAATCGAACAACCTCGCACTGACAATCATGCATGAGTTTAAATCCCGAGGGGTGAAAGACTTTTCGAACAAAGACCTCGTAGGTGCGCTGAATGCTATTGCTGGTGCCTGGGATAGATTCAATAAAGGGCTCATCGAACGAGACCGCCCAGTGGATAATGGAAAGAACCGGCTCAGGACGGTCATTCTTCAGAACATCAGTGGCCCTGTGACAAATACCGGAGAAGTGGTCGATGAGGTGCCGGATGATTTAATAGAACCCCAGCCTGAGGATGTGCCTTCGGACTTGGATTTTTAACATTTTAAAAATATGGAACCAATATACAATGGTGCGAGAGATACTCAAACGAGCGACCAGAAGGCCAGGAACTATTCACAGACGGAGTTCGTATCCGGCCCAGCGCCTGTAACCTGGGTGGAGAAGCCTCAGGCGAGTTGGAGGAAGTTCTCTCAAAGGGACCAGGACTCCTCAGGGATGTGTGTGGTCATGACTGAGGCGACGGAGAGAGGGATACTCGCTCTTCAGAAGTACAGTGAGTGGTTGGACTTCTCTTCATCATTTCTGTATCAGCAGAGGAAGTATCCGACCCTGGCCGGATGTACGAGTGAGGATGTCTATTCAATCTTTCCAAAGATAGGGGATGTGTTCGAGAAGGATATGCCGTCTCAGTTGATGAATGATGTGGCTGCGATGGCGGTGCCTAGGCTGCCCTACTTTTCTGATGTGGCCAAGGTATTCACGGCAGTCCGTATCCAGTTGCCTATTGATTTCGAGACAGTGGCCTCGACAGTTCAGCAGACTGGAAAGGGTGTGATGTGTTGGTTCCACTTCTCGCATGACGAATGGACAGCCACTCCTCAAGTTCTTCCACAGCCGACGACCTCAGGACACTCAGTAACGGTGGTGGACTTCACTCTCGTCCAAGGAAAGAAGTATCTTGTCATTCAGGACAGTTGGAGCCTTCCACTGTCGATGAACGGACTGCGCCTTATCTCGGAAGAGTATTTCGCCGCACGGTGTTTCTTGGCATCGTATCTCATGAACTTCCAGCTGCAAGCCAGCGCTGCACCTCTCTGTCCGCACTTTGATGGGTCAATCGTATCGGCACAGGAATGTTTCAAGTGGGAAGGATTCTTCCCGCTCAACATTGCAGATGTGGAGAACTGGGGGAATATCACGAGAGCGGCATGTATCAAATTCCAAATCAAATACGGTATCACTCCTGCGGCCGGGAACTTCGGTCCGATAACCAAGGCCAAACTTCTCGAACTCTATCCATAGTCTATGGCCAATGCAGTCGCTGAACATAATGAAAGGATAACGGAGGAACTGGTACAGAATCCGGAGCTGATTAAGGACAAGCGATGGCGGCTTGATAATCTGTACTTCATAATTACGAAGGGGGGAAAGAAAGAAGTGTTCCACATGAATCGGGCGCAGGAACATTTCTACACGAACTATCTTTCGAAGCCGGGATGTATCTATCATCGGCATATCATCCTGAAAGCCCGACAACTTGGGTTCACGACGTTCATCGATATCTTTATCCTTGACGAGATTCTCTTTCAGACTAACAAGGAGGGAATCATTATTGCTCATAAGGTGCAGGATGCCACAGAGATATTCGACAAGAAGATTGACTTTGCCGTGAGGAATATGGCCCCGGATGTGAAGGGGGCATTCTTCAAGATACAACACAACTCCGCCAGGAAGATTCAGGCGGTGGTCGATTATGGACCGAATCAGGGCTCGACCTCATCGATTGCTGTGTCTGTGTCCGGCCGCTCTGGAACGTATCACTTGGTACATATTTCTGAGTTCGCAAAAATGTGCGTGATGTTCCCGAAGCGAGCGGAGGAAGTGGAGACCGGTACGTTCCCGGCAGTCCCGTTCGATGGGTTTATCTTCATCGAGAGCACGGCGGAAGGCATGGCCGGCAGATTCTATGAGATGTTCAATGAGCGTTGGAATAACCGTGATGCGATAACACCGCAACTTTCTCAGGTGCAGTTCTTGCCGCACTTTTACAACTGGCAGTATGACGACTCTGAGATGGCAAAGATACGGGAGATTATTCCCGTGACACAGATGGATGAGTGCGAGATTGACTGGGCTGAATATCAAAAAGAGAATCACCTGACGGACCTGGAGATAACGTACTACTACATGAAGTGGGAGCAACTCGGTGGTAAGGGTGGAACGGATGCAGTCAAAAAACTAAAGCAGGAATACCCGACCACGCCGGAGGAAGCCTTCCTTTCGACTGGCCAGTCCTACTTCCCGATTGCAAAAGTAGCCTCGCTTCTCTTGAGGTCTAAGCCGGGAATCAAAGGAGAACTCGTCACGAACGATAAGGGCGAAGTAGAATTCGTGGCTAACTCTGCCGGGAATTTTGAGATGTGGAATAAGCCGGTCCTTGGGACGAAGTACATCATCGGAGGTGACACATCGGAGGGCTTGGCCCATGGCGATGCGCAGGTCCTGTATGTCATCAATCACAGGACTGAGGAATGCGACGGGCTCTATCGGTCGCAGGTGCCACCGGATGAACTAGCAAACGAGGCTTATAAACTCGGGAAGTTCTATAATTGGGCGCTCCTGGCTATCGAGGTGAACAAAGACGGTCTCTGGGTCAACGATGCCTTAGAGAAGTTGGGATATATCAACCTATATTCCCGTAAGGTCTTCGATGATATCACCCAGAAGATTACGAAGTTCTTTGGCTGGAAGACGACCTCCTCGACCCGGCCATTCTCTTTGGCGGCGCTCAAGGCCGTATTCTTGAAAAAGGATGGCGGTTTTCCGCCGGCACTTTTGAACGAGATGTTCACTTTCATTCGAAACGTCAAAGGAAAGCCGGAAGCCATGGATAAAAAGAACGATGACGTGGTGATGGCCTCATCGATTGGATACGCTGTTCTTCAGGAGCAGGGTAAATATATCGCTGATACGTCCGGTACGGAAGGATTTTCTCACATGCGTGCAATCTTTGGTGAACCTATGCTATAATCCTTGAATGCCTTTTAAGGACCTAGAACAGAGACGAGCATATCATCGTAAATATATTCGAGAATATCGAAAGCACTATACCAAGACGGATAGATGGAAAAAGTGGCACGCCAAATACGTTAAGAGCCCAGTGGCAGTTGAATATCGCAAAAAATATAATCAGGGAATCAGTTTGCAGTTCCGAGAGAGGAGAATCGAGGAAAGGAACACGGTTCTCAATGCTATGGGAGGAAAATGCTCCCGATGTCCGTTCAGTGACTATCGAGCTTTGCAGATTGACCATGTGAACGGGGATGGCAAGGAGGATAGGGCGTTACACATGAAACGTAGAGGGTACTATGCCCGGGTGTTGAAGAGCTTTTTGGCCGGTGAGGGTAGATACCAGCTTCTTTGTTGTAACTGCAATTGGATTAAGCGGTGTGAGAACCAGGAATACCGTAAGAAGAAGGAAGCTCAATAGGCAGTTGACAACTTTATTGCATTGTTTTGGGTATGAGTGTATGATTTATGTATCAATTCGCTAATTTTTTGAAAAAAAATGGCAAAAACACCTAAAGCAGTACCTTCAGACACTCAAAAAACGACAAAAACGTCGAAAATATCTCCCGAAGATAAGAAAGTCATTGATTTTGTCGAAGAAAAGAAGAAAGAGATGAAGAAATCTCAGTATCGAATAAAATTCGATGCTCTCGCTGCTGAAGTGGATACGAACCTGGTAAATACGATGGTTTCATATGGACAGAAGCTATATGAAAAGTCCGGATGGGGTTCGATGGTCTTCTACAACCGCATGGCAAACGGGGCTTACGACATCAATGTCTACCCTCAAAAGCTCACGGACCGTGACCAAAACCGCTCAGGAGTGCCGGTTTCTCAGGAGCCTATCGCCTTTTCGAAGATAATTATAGCCACCTCGATTCTCGCCGGCAGATTGCCGGATGCCGAGGTCTTTGCCGATGATAAGGTGTATGCCCGGGCCATGTATGACCTATGGAGGAGAAATTGGGCAATGAAGGGAGCAAATGGTGAAAACACCTTGATGATAACCTATCAGAATGTCCTGACTTACGGATGGGCCGCATGGCGTGTCTATCCGAGGCGTGTTCAGGTCCAAAGGAAGGGTGTTGATAAGATTCTCTTTGATGATAT